AGTGGCGCAAGTAAAACTTATATTGAGTGTTAAAAAGCAGCTAGAATTGGAGATAGTATTCTATGTGGTGATGCAATTGCTCAAGGTTCTGCAAATTCCTTCATAGAATAAACCTAAATAAGAATATGGCAAATAATACAAGAACATTCTCGGATTTAGATCTAAATTTCACTAAAAATCCCGTGACGAAGGATGTTACTCGTCGTTTTGATGAGGATGCTGTNNAAAAATCCCGTGACGATGGACGTTACTCGTCGTTATGATGAGGATGCTGTAAAGAATGCTCTGAAGAATTTGATTTTAACTGGTAACTATGAGCGTCCATTTCACAGCGAGATCGGTAGCCCAATTAGGAAACTTCTATTTGAACCAGCATCTCCAATGCTTGGCGCCATGTTAAAAAGAACAATACAGGATGTTATTACCTCGTTTGAGCCAAGAGTTAACATCATTGATATAATTTGCGTCGTAGCTTCAGATGATCAGACTATTAATGTTACTATTGAATTTACAATATTAAATACGACTGCTCCAATCACGCTAGATTTAACGCTACAGAGAACACGATAAATGGCAACTTCAAATAAAAAGATTAATGTCACAACACTAGATTTTGATGACATTAAAAAAAATCTAAAAACATTCCTAAGTGGGCAATCAGAATTTCAAGATTACGATTTTGAAGGTTCTGCTATGTCAGTTTTAATAGATGTTTTAGCATACAACACGCATTATAATGCTTTGTACAATAACATGTCTATTAATGAGATGTTTCTTGATTCTGCTAGAAAACGTAACAGTGTAGTTTCTATTTCTAAGATGCTTGGTTATTCTCCAAGATCAGCAACATGTTCTCAAGCAACAGTCAATATAGTAGTTTCTGGTGGAACTTCTTCTCCTGGAAATTTATCGTTACCTTCATATAGTCCATTCACAAGTAGTATAAATGGAAAGACATATACCTTCTATACACAGGGAACTATAACTGTAAATAGAGTAGCCAATTCATACACATTTGCTGATGTTTCTATCATTGAAGGTACTCCGCTTTCTTATCAATATAATGTTTCTGCTGGAACACGTTATGTTATACCAAACCTTGGTATTGATCTTGCTACATTAAAAGTTAGAGTACAAGAAAATTCTTCTTCCAACGTCTATGAGACATGGTATAAAGCAGGAGAACTTGTAGATATTGATAATAGCACTCTTGCATATTGGACGAAAGAAATTGATGATGGTTTATATGAACTAACATTCGGGGATGATAATCTTGGTAAAGCACTAGAAGCTGGTAACGTAGTTCACTTAGATTATTTTGTATCTAGTTTAGAAGCACCAAATGGTGCACGATCATTCACATATAATGGATCAACTTTAATTTCTGGTGCTACTGTTGCTATTACAACAAACGATCCTGCCAATAATGGTGCTGATCGTGAAGACACAGAAAGTATTCGTTTTAATGCGCCAAGATCATATGCAGCACAAAATCGTGCAGTAACTCCAGATGATTACAAAGCATTAATTTATTCTGCGGTTCCAGAAGCACAATCAGTAACAGTTTGGGGTGGCGAGGATAATGATCCTCCAGTATATGGCAAAACATACATTTGTGTTAAACCTAGAAATGCTAGTAAGTTAACATCAATCCAAAAGGCTAATATTATTAGCACAGTTTTGGGCAAACGTGGTGTTGTTTCAGTTATACCAGAAATTGTAGATCCAGAATATATTAATATTGTTCTTGATGTTCTTTTCAAATACGATTCAAACCTTCTTAGTAGATCAGTTGGTGAATTGCAAAATGAAATAAGAAATGAGATCATAACGTCATACAATGAAAACATCCTTAATACATTTGATACTGTTTTCAGGCATTCACAGTTCTCTAGAAGTGTTGATGAATATGACAGAGCGATACTCAACTCACTCGTTCGGGTTTTTGTTAAGCAAAGTTTTGTAATTCCTGGTGCAGGATTCATTGGTGACAAACTTGTTAACTTTGGAGTTCCTTTAACAACTGATGATGATCAGGCTATAATTGAAATCTCAAGTGATGTTTCCTGGACTGAAAATGAAACTAAGGTTTTCTTAAGCACAGAGAGTACAGATTTACCAAATATTAGAAACGTATACACATACACACTAAAAGATGGAACAACCAGAACTCGATTAAGAGATGTGGGGGAGATGAATTTAGAAGAAGGTACAATGACTCTGAATAACACCATATACGCTGATACTGATACTGTAATAAACGTTACTGTTATTCCCAAATCCAATGACATTGTTGGTAAGAGGAATGTTCTGTTATCAATTGATAATAACACTAGTATCGTGAGAGGTAGTGTTGACGAAATCGTTAGTGGTGGATCAAGTCGTGCTGTTGAGTATAATGCTTTCGATAGAGATCGTTCATAATGGAAATTAATATAACAACATCAGCAACCGCTAGAGCAGTTGAGACTTCAAGTGCAGCTAGTGTTCTCCCCGATCATATACAATATGATTCAGCCGAGTTGATGAAGTTGATCACTGCTTACTATGATCACATAAACACTGAAGGTTTACCAACATACGAGGTTAACAATTTAAATAGAAACCATGATGTTGATTTAGCTTCGGAGAAATACTTGGATGCAATTGAAAGACAGATTGCTGTTAATATTCCACAAACCCAAGTTTTAGATCGAAGAAGATTGTATAAGCTTATTACTGATTACTATCTTACTAGAGGTTCAGATGATAGTATCTTAACATTTTTCAGGTTATTTTATAACGAGGTTGTTACACTTTTGTTTCCAAAAGACTTCTTATTAGACTCATCTGGTTTAAATGGAATTCCATCTGATACATTCAAAATACGAGACAGTTATTACTGGCAAGAGTTCTCTTATGTTATTAATAGTGGTTCTGATCAAGCAAGATGGAGAAATGAATTTTTGAAGTTCGTTCACCCCGCTGGATTGAAACTTTTCGTAGCTTTAACTATTACTGGAGTTGCCTTGAATGATTGGTTGGATGAACCCCCAGAATACTTGTTGGATAATGACAGCCCTGGAGCTGAAGAGTGTGATTGGTGGAGTATCATAAATTGGGATAAATTTTATGGGCAACATGCACCTAAGATACAACCATGCACTTACATTGCATACGAGTTTATATTGAAAGCATTGATGGGTGATGGTGGTCATCACTACTTAACCCATGTTCGTAGCATTTACTCTGAGGATACACAATCCTTAAGTAACACCAACTTACTTTCATCGTTTTTCAGACTACTTACAATTTCTTATCACTTATTTAATAGAGTTAATCAGATTGAACTATTCCATGACGAGTATATCTTGAGTGGTTACAGAAGAGATCCATCTGGGTTTTTAGAAGGTTATGCAGACCATACGATTGCAGGAACATTCGAAACTTCGACTACGCCTGGCGTTTACTCTCCTACTAGTGTTACTCAGTTTAGTGGATACTCGCACAAGAATGTAAAAGATGCTTTTGGTTTTTCTTATGAAAACGTGATTGAGAGTTCCGATCTAGATTCAGAAAACATTTGGAGTGATGATGACTCTTCACCTTCTGGTTATGCACCAAATCCAGATAATACATCGAAGATTTCTGTTTTAGAACAGCATGACTTCCACGGTGAGCAAATAGTCATAACTAATCCAGAAGGAGATTCTGATACTCACAAAATTAAAATAGTAAGCAATTTTGAAATAAGTGCAGTTGAACCCGTTGCCAGCACAAAGGTAATTTATTTAACTGGGTTTGATGGTGGAACTCAAATACTCAGAAGTGACAATGAATTTAAAATTAATTCCACAATGTCATTTGAATTTAGTTATCCCGCCGCAACACCTACTAATAGCTTTAGACTAGAAGATTTTCCCGAGCTTGGTAATTTCATTTCTAGAACAATTCAAGTATCATATAAGGAAGATAATGCTTCTTCAGTAATTACTCTTGGTGATCATGTTTTTGAAAGAGGTTTCTTTGGTGAAGTTGCAATTGTTGAAAGAGATGCCATTAACAGCTATCCCGATGATTATATTGATTCAGATAAAGTTATCAATCTTCCACTAGTCAAGTTGGAAGTTGATAATAATCTTGGTGACTATAACATGACTATAACAAATGACAGATCAGATTATACAACAATCTCAGATTTTGAGAACAGTGTAATAGCACAACAAAATCAAGAACAGTTACGTAGACTCTTCCCAACCGTTTAAAAAGTATATAAATAAAAACATATAAAAGATCATGGCCGCAATTATTACAGAGCAGTTTAGAAGGAACAACGCAAAGATATTACTAAACGATATCATACAATCAGAATACTTCGTTGGCATTGGTCAACAAGATACCTGGGATGACGTTGAAGTCGGGGCACCTTATCCAAAGGGAACTTATGGTGACGAAAGAAGAGCGCTTGAACATTTAGTAGGTCTTTTTAAAGTATCAAACAACAACACATCTTTGGTTATCCCTAAAGTTGATCTTGAAGCTGGTGTTGAGTATAAAGCTTTTAATCCTCTTGATCCTACATGTTTTTATCCAGATGTTGAAAATGCTATAAAGCCTTGTTATGCTGTTCTTTCTCCAAATAGCATTTACTTGTGTATTGCCAAGGATGAAACCGCAACAACAATGAACAACCCTGCAGAATCTATAAATCTTTTAGGTTTTGATGATTATGGTTACAATGATATTGATGGTTATACTTGGTGTTACATCGGAAGATATGATAACTTCGACAACATTAACACTGGTGACTTTATATCAGTTAATCCTAGTGCAACTCCAAGTTCTAATATTACCAATAGTAAAGCTTCTGTTTTAGTTAACCCAGATGGAATTAGAAACGATCTTACTTTCACTGCTTATCAAGCTGGTGACTCTGGAAACAATCTTGCTGTTCAACTTTTAAGGTATGATGCAGATGACTCTCCTACTCCTACTAACCCTAATATTCCACAAGATTCCCCAAGTGCTCTGATTAATCCTGGTGAGATAAATGTTGATGAAGAGATTGATGGAAATCTTAGAATTCAAAAAATCTATTTTGCACCTGGCACTACATCTCAACAATTAGTCGATTGGTTTGGTGACTTGACTGCTGGAGTAAGCCCAGTTGATGTTGAAGCAAATGGTCAATCTAATGGTTATTTATCATCAACTGAAGTTCGTTATCTAAGTGGTGGAAATAGTAACAACACTGTTATAAAAGAAGCTACTGGTGGACTGGTTTATGGATTTAACGTTATCAATGGTGGTGCTGGATATACAAGTGGTTCATCCAGTGGTGTAGCATCTAGATCTAACGTTCCTGTAACTTTGCTTGGAACTGATGAGAATGGAATATCAAGGACAACTCCTATTGTCGTTGACATTAACTTCGATGAGGATTCTGGTAAAATATTAACTGTTAAGCCCGCTGAAGATTCCTCACTTTCAGTTAAGGGTTTTATGGAGTGTAAGTTACAATTCGATTCTGCTTGGGTCTTAGCAACTGGTTTCGATCCGCCAACTGAATCAGCTGTAATCATACCAAGTATTGCCCCAGTAGAGGGATTTGGATACGATAAGTCAACTAGTTTGCCTCTATGGTATGTTGGTGTTTATGCTGATACGAGTAAAGCTGACTTCACACCAACAGGAACAAAATATCATCAAGTCTCTTTGATTAAGAATCCTCTCAGACCCGATGGTGAAGTTATCACTGGTGAGTATGTCCAAACACTTAGATCATTTAGTCTAGGTCTTCTTGGTGATGGATTTGAACTTGATAGTGATATCGTCCCAGGTTGGAAAATATTCCAAGGTGACAATCAAGTTGGTGTGTTTTCATTCACACAGAACATCGAAAATGATGCTAATAGAGTTGCTCTAGACCCGTTAAAGCATTACTATTATTCTGATCATGTTTATGGTTACACACCAATCCAAGAAGGTGCAGGTGCTGATACCATCACATTCGTTTCACCCGATGGATTGTCAACAATAGATTCTGGTCGGGCACCAAACTCATCTTCAAAGAGTCCCGATTATCTTGAGAAAAGTGGAACTATGATATTCCAAGATAATAGAGCTTCTATTATAAGATCTGAAGGTCAAAACGAAGAACTCAAACTTATCATACAACTATAATGGCAATATCAGCATATACTACAAACTATCATGATGATGTCAATACTATTGACACTACTGGTTTAACTCCTCTTGAGAAAAATTATCTTAGGATTTTATTTCAACCTGGCAGAACTATTCAGGCCAGAGAGTTGAATCAAACTCAATCTCTGATTCAGGCTCAAATAGATAGAGTTGGTCAGAGTTTGTTCAAGGCTAACACCCCAATCGTGGGTGGTAGATGTCAAATTGACACTGATATTTATTATATCGATCTTACAATAGACAATGAGAATGTTGAATCATTTTCAGTTTGGGTTAATAACCTTGAAGAACTTGTAGTAACACAATCTGGTAGTGAATTAAGTGCTGTAATCGTAAAAGTAGAAAGTAAAGACTCTATAGATGATGATAGTAAAGCTTATAGAATTTTCATAAAATACAAATCTAATAATATAAATGGGTCTGATGAAAATGAAATTGAGTTTTCTTCAGCTCAGATCAACTTGGAATACCCTCTTCTTAGGGGTTCTATAATAGCTACAATTTATGGAACTTTTTCTGGAAAGGCAGTTGCTGCTCGACTTGAACCTGGATTCTATTTCGTTAAGGGGTGTGCAGCTCAAGCTCTTGAGCAATATTTCATTTATCCTTTATCTGAAGGTGAAGAACTCTTCACTGGATTTGCAGTTTTAAAAGTATCAGAAAAAATCATAACGACTAAAGAAGATGAGTCACTTTTAGATAATGCAGCTGGATCTTTGAACTACGCGGGTATTGGTGCTGATAGATATCAAATATTACTTTCTTTATCTTTGGTAGAGGATATCGAAGAAGACAAAGAATATGTTAGGATTCTTGACATAAATGACAGTCAGGTTATAAAAGAAGAAGATGGATTCGACAACACTACAATTTTCGAAGATATCCTAGCAATTAGAACCTCGGAGGAAAGCGGTGATTATGTATTAGATCCATTCACTACCTCGATAACTGAAGTTTGGAATGATGGTGAGAATGGTGGTAAATATTCAAATTTAGAAGACTTGAATGATGCAGGGTTTCCAAACCCAACAACTTCGACTGATTCATTTGCATTCACAGTTTACCCAAGTACAGCTTACGTTAAGGGTTATAGAATAGATCTACCCGCACCAAATACACTATTTTCAAAAAAGGCTAGAGAGTCTTATCTAGATATAAATGGAATACCTTACTCAGCTGGAATCACTGCTGATGTTGGTAATTATGTTGAGGGTGTTTTACTGAATGGACTTCCGAACATAGATGCTTTCTCTGTCAGCTATGGATTGTATGCTTCAGATAACTCCTCAATAGGAACAGCTAAAATTCAAACTATCGAAGGTCTTGGTGGTGATAGAGCTAGACTCTACTTACAGAGCATTGATATTATTTCAGGCGAAGTGTTTTCAAATGTTTCTTATATCGAAGCGGGCAATGAAGATGATGAATTTGGTAGATTGAGATTCAATTTAGATGTCGTTGGTCAACTTGAGGAATCTGAATCCAGAACATCACTTTACAAACTTCCAGTATCTACAGTAAAATCTGTGTCTGATATCAAAATCACAGAGAAAAGATCAAGCATAGTAGAAATTCAAGATCAAGAAGCTGAGTTCTCTTTGACTGTTCTTGGTGAAATTTATGACAAAAGTTCAACCAATCTTCAGGTTTTATTCTTGGATGTAAGTGGAGGGACTGAAACCATCGTAACTGATTATGATATCATTGAAGGTCAAAATGGTCAAATCTTGACTATTGATTTCACTGATTCATCAGTAACAGCTGTAAATGGTGATAAATGTAGGATTCTTTACAGTGTATCTTCTCAATTAGATGGATCTGTATCTGGAACTCTAGGAAAGAAGACTCTTACTCAAGTTTCAGATTACCCTATAAATGTTAATGTAATTAAGGGACAAATCATCACACTTCCTGGTGTTTATCACTTAGTGAGTGTTGATAGTGATGAATTTGATGTATACACTGATGGTCAATCTGATGGTGAATACAAAGAAGCTCAAATCATATCAAAAGTTCCTTTTCCTCTACCACCAGCTGGTAGTGGCTTGCCAGGATTAACTGTAGACTTTACTCATTGGGAATTCAGTGGTGGAAATTACTACACAGTTAACAGTTATCTTCTTCCAGGTGGAGTTCAGGCACCACTTGAAGACATTCCTCTTTATGGTGACGTTTCTCTAAGTGATACATTGGATCTAAGGGTTCTACCTGGTTCGAATGACAGAGTTGCATTAGACCCCTATAGTCCAATATCTTTGGATGTTGATTTCTATCTCCCTAGAAGAGACATAAGCATAGTTGATACCAGTGGTCGGTTTTCAATACTCAGTGGTGAAGCTGAAATCGATCCTTCTTTTCCAGAAGTTCCAGCTGATAGTATGCTACTGCATAATATTTCAATACCCTCTTACACATTCAGTCTCGATGATATTTCGATAGATCAGGTTGATAATTCAAGATACACAATGCGAGACATTGGCAAGCTTGAGAGAAGGATAGGCAATCTTGAATATTACACTACTCTAAGTTTATTGGAGAAAAGTGCTAAAGAAGCCAGTATATATGATACAGACGGCTCAAGATTCAAGAATGGATTTGTTGTTGATGGTTTCCGTGGTCACGATGTTGGCAACCCCTCTGCACCCGAGTATAGATGTTCAGTAAGAAGAAGTAAAGGTGTCCTTTATCCACATCACAGTGGTTACAGTGTTCCTTTCATTCCTAATGGCTTAGATCAACTTGCAGCTGATGATGAGTATCCAAACACTGGTGTTAGAGATGATGTTTACACATTACCATACAAAGAAGGGTTATGGATGAACCAAAAATTCGCTACTCAGTTTATAAGTGTTCAACCACATGAAACTGTAGCCAGTTTAGGAACACTGAGATTGAATCCTCCAGTTGACACTTGGACAGATCATGTAAATAGACCCAAGCTTGAAATAGATCCCTTCCCAGGACTCAATGATAGTATTAAGCGTTTGGCTGAAGAAACTGGTATTCTCGGAACTGAGTGGGATGAGTGGTCACAAGTTGGAAGAACTGTAGTTACTCGAAATGATACTGGAAGAGATATTAGTTGGTTATCAACTCGTCAACAGAATTGGATTAGAGACCGAAGGGGTGGAGACACTACACTTAATTGGGAGAGAGAGTTTGAGAGAACAGGTCTTCAAACAAGTCTCTTGGAGAATGAGATAAGCACTAGCTTGGGTAGAAACATAACTGGTGTAGCTATCAAGCCCTTCATGAGGTCGAGAACAATTGCAGTCAGAGCTTTCGGGTTACAACCAAATGCTAGATTCCATGCATTCTTCGATGGTAAAAATGTAGATAATTTCGTTTCTCTTTGGGACACTGATCCAAGAGAGGAAGTTACTCCTGGATGGGAATCTGGAAGAGGTAGAGAAGACGATGGCTTGGATGAAGCAACTCTTCTCGCTAAGTATCCACCTTCACCACTGAAGTCAGATGAAAGAGGTAGAGTTTTTGCAATATTTGTAGTCCCAGAATCTCCTAGTCTGAGATTCCCAGCAGGAGACAGTATTCTTAAATTAACAACATCACCAAGGAATTTACCAGAAGAGGAAACTAGCTCAGCTGAAGCAACATTTGTTAGTAATGGTTTGAAGATCGGTCGAAGAGAAACTATCATAACAACAAGGGTTCCTGTAATTGATACATCTGTTGTAACGGGGCAATTAACAACCAATGTAAGAATTGGAAAACTAGACCCCGTAGCTCAGACATTTAGAGTTGGTAGTGGTGGTGACAATGCTGGGGTGAACTTAACAAGTGTTGATATTTTCTTTAGAGAAAAACCAATTGATAGTTTCGCATCACCTGTAAAAATATATCTGGTAGCAACTAAGAATGGTTATCCTTCTAGGGATGTTATTCCTGGTAGCCAGGTTGTTCTAGAATCACAAGATGTTAACGTATCAGAAGATTCTTCAGCAGCTACTACTTTCACATTCGATGCTCCTATATATCTCGCTCCAAGAGCGGAGTATGCTTTAGTTGTGTTCAGCACAAGTCCTAGATACACTGTTTTCATATCTGAAATGGGTAGCACTAAAACAGATCTACTTACAGGTCAGATTGCAAGCACACAAAGCAACTCAGGTGTTTTCTTCACTAGTGCTAATAAGTCAACTTGGACTGCTTATCAAAATAGAGATCTAAAGTTCAAATTCAGAAGAGCAGTTTTCAAAACTGGAAGTTATTCTTTCACATCTAGAGGAAAAATTGGAAAGTATGTTGATCATGTTGACGTTACTTCTATTGGCAAGGGTTATACAATTGCAGGAACTACAGTCACATTCAGTGAACCAACAAGAACAACATTTGTTGATGGTATTCAGGTCACGACTCCACTTGCTAGAGGTGTTAGAGCTGAAGGCGAAGCTATAATCAATTCAATTGATGGATCTATAACTGGTATTACTGTCACTAAGAGAGGGTGGGGCTATGATGCACCACCAACAGTTGTAGTTTCAGATGATTCTTCTACAGAAGATGCAGGGTTAGTTGCAGTTTTACCCAACATTCAAATGTCATCAGCATTGTTGAATCAGAATACAGTTAACATAGGATCTAAGACAAAAACTAATACTAAGCTTATACTTGGTGATCAGTCATACACTATAACACCAAACAGACCATTTGAAGAGTCTATTGCTAGAGACTATACGATTAATAGACTCAATGCGGGTAATACTCTCTTGAGAATCGCTATGAAGAGTGATAACGATAGAGTTTCTCCAATGGTGGATAATGAGTCATTAAGTTTGAATGTTAGAAAATACTACATCTCACAGAATGAAGATGAAACATCCAAGTATCTTACAAAGAGAGTTAGCTTGACTAACCCTGCTAATCAGATTGATGCGTATCTTGCAATTAACAAGCCTTCGATTGGAAGTGATATTAAAGTTTACGTTAAGTTATTTGACACTAGTGGAGTTGAAATCGAAACTGACGAACTTACATTCGACTCTAATAAAAATTGGAGAGAGGTTTCTGCAACTGAGCCTAGAACAATTCCAACAAGCACAGATAAGAATATCTACAAGGATGTGAGATTCCAACTAAACCTTGAAGGTGAGAATGTAGAATTTAGTTCTTTCATTACTAAAATCGTTTTCTTGTCAGACAATGTTGTTGATGTTCCAACTGTAAAAGATTTGAGAGTTATTGCAACATCTTAAAATGGATTCTAATTTTTCAAAAATAGAAGACTCAGAAGATCTCATTAAAGATAACAAGTCTAGAGCTGTAGTTAATAATGACAGTGATGCTTACTTCTCCTATCGGTCTAGAAAGAAGAAGAATAAACAAATATCCAAGTTGGTGGAAGAAGTAGAAGATTTGAAAAAGAGAATTTACTCCCTAGAAAATTTAATAAATAACAGTAATAACTAAAGTAACATGGCTATACCAGGATATACATTAACAGAGATTCAAGATACTGATACATTCAAAGAGTGGGCAGATAAGTGCAAAAATATACAACTGGCTCTGAATAGCACTGAGTTCATTACCACAACTACTGGTGTAACTGTTGATACAGCACAAACCATAACTGGAGTAAAAACTTTTAATGCCTCTATATTGGCGACTGAAACTGTAACAGTTAACTCTCCAAATAAATCCTTCACTATTAGTGGTAATGGTAATTTCATTGTTAGTAAGAATGTTGCTTTCAGTTCAGATTTCACAAGTGATGGAAGAAACACTTTAGCAGCTACTACTAGTATACCACTTACTCTTAAGAATGGAAGTCAGGGCACATCTTTAGCAGTCGATGTATCTGGTAACTTGGATGTCAGTAGTGAATTAACAGCAGATAAGTTAACATCAGATACGAGTTTGAGTGTTACTACTTCAGCTTTTGTTGGGGGAGACGCACAAATTGTAGGATCTCTCACTGTTGATAGTGACACGACTACGATAAACAGTGTGGAATACACTTGGCCCAGTGCAGTTCCAAATGGAACTAGCTTTCTGAGAAGTGATAGTGGAACATTTATTTGGGAGACTGAAGAAGATCACACACTTGAAGTTATTCAGGCTTCAGTTGCAGCTTTGAGTGAAACTAACTTTACTCTTCCAGTTGAAGTTGTTCCTATTACGACTGTCACAGAAGCTGATACAAGTATTTTAAGTCAGTTCATTGATAATGGTGATGGAACATACGGAACATCCACTACACTGTTAACTTGGAGAGTTTGTGATGGAAGCACAGTTAGTTTTGATCTTGCACCTTCCCCACCTGATGATAGATATAGGGATCTTTGCCTTGCGCTTAACGATGCACTAAATCCATCTGATACTAGTGGTAGTGCTACACTTCCAGACTTGAGACTCGTATCTCAACCTTTCACAGTTGACGATATTGTTTATATTGGAACTGATACTACGGCTGATATTGGAGATTGGCAAACAACTGATGGAATTGAATCGGGTGTATGGAACGTTGAAGCTAGTTGGGGTAAAAACTATGTTGATAGTACATTCAAAAGCTTTGGCACACTTATTGATCGTAATTATGACTGTGATGAGATTTCTTTTTACATATCTCAAGATAATCAATTGTATGCAAGTGGATACACACACTTTGGCTTTGGTTCACATGACAATAATAGGTATAAGGGGTATCAACCCGTACATATCAACTTCACTGATGAGGATGAATATGTAGTTGACTTCACTATTGGTGGTGACTACAGTGAGAGCAATTACTTTGTCATATCAAATTTAGGAAGAATCTATAGTGCGGGTTACAACGGAGCGGGTGGGCTTGGTCATAATAACTTCGTTAACACTTATTATACGAGACGAGTTGGTAATTTAGAAGGTGTAAAAGCATTAGCTGTTGGTGGTGGGCCTCTTCATGCAGACCACGCTCTTGCTATTGACGGAGATGACAATTTATGGAGTTGGGGTCATAACGACCAGGGTCAACTTGGTATTGGGAGTTTTACTCCCAATAAAAGTACACCACAACTCGTAGATCCAGCATTTTTGAATGGTGCTACTCCAGTGAAAATTCACACACAGATTGGATACGGTTCAAGTTACTTGATAGACAGTAATGGTGATCTTTACACATGTGGTCATAACAATTATGGTCAACTTGGTCACGGTGATGTTACTTGGAGAAACACCTTCACGAAAGTTACTACAATTTCCAATGTAAAAAAGATTGTAACGCATGACGACAATGGAAGTAGCTCGACAACCTTCGCTCTTCTAGATAACGGTGATCTTTACGGATGTGGCTATAACGGTTATGGTCAACTTGGTCAAGGTGATGGCGCGGCAAGAAGCACTTTCACTCAAATTACTTCAGGTTTCGATGGTCTTGCTGTTACTGATTTTGTGGCATATAGCTACAAAGGGTCATGCTGTGCTATAATGAGTGATGGCAGTATAAGGACTTGGGGTGGTAATGACTTTGGTAACCTTGGTCATGGAAACACAAGTGTTTACACACTTCCAGTTAAGCCAGCTTCTTTTCCCACTAACGAAAATGCTGTTAAGGTTCTAGGTCATAGTTACAATTATCCAACACTCGGTGTTCTTACTGAGAGTGGTAATCTTTACCAAGCTGGGTATAATGGATATGGTGTTTTGTCTCAGGGTAACAACCTCGATAGCTATAACTTCCTTAAAGCGTTAACATATAATCAAAAGATCAAAGATTTTCAATATTATGGATTTCAGTCCCTTCAGATTTTAGTCGCAGTCACCGAAGAAAATGAAATTCTTACAGTTGGTTACAATGATGGATTCGCTACTGGACATGTAAATGTGAGTTATAACACACGCATCCTCACAAGACCAACTGCACAAGGTTTGGGTGGCTTCTTTGGCACTAGCAATACTTCAATTGCCAAGAGATATGAAATTCCCGAAGGAGAATATCTATATTTTGGTGTTAAACAAGACAAACAATATCAAGCAATAACAACTAGTGCGACTGCACCACCAGAAGGAGATTCTGACTGGGTTCTTCTTGATGATACTATCATTTCTTCTGATGAAGGAGTTGTTGTTGATGAAGAAACTAGTTATATAAGAGGTAATGCTACCAAACTCGTTAATGCTTATGGTCAAGATGGTTCTACAATAAAGATCATTAAAGCAGAAAAGGATCAAACTACAAGCTTCAGTGTTAGTGGTGGTGATGGTATTTCTATAACATCCGCTGGACCGAATGCTGAAAACTTGGGAAATGCTTTTGATATTTACGGAGCACCAAACTTGAAGTTGGATGTAAACACTTTTGATTTTAGCTTTGTTAATCGAGAGTTACAAATCGATGCCGAAGAATTTGGAGTTCTTGATCAACCATACGGTGATAACCAAAAAACTGTTGTAAGAAGAGATAGCATTGGGTGCACTTACATGAATGACCCAGTTAACGGCAGGCATGTTACTAATAAACGTTGGGTCGAAAGTAAAATTCAAGAATTAACTGATGGAACTATTCAACAGCTTCGTGATGAGACTGAAGAAAACTTTAGTATAGACCGAGGAAGTGTTAGATCTTTATTAGGTGATACATATTCACCAGATAGAAAGAACACTGATCCTAACACTGGTTACCCGAGTGGTTATTTTACTAGTTTTCACTGGATAAATCGATATGGCGATCCATCCTTTATGGGTTATCATAGGTGGAATCACAGTACTGGCGATAGAGAATTCCACCCTGTTGGAGGGGGTCCCTATCCAGGTAATGGCTCAGGTGGCACAATTACTATAAGATTCAGAGGTAAAGAGTGGGAAAGTCATGATGAATATAGTAGCAGGGTGAAAGAGATTATACCTCTTAATAACCAAATGACAGTATATGTTGATCAAGATGATTACCTTTACGCAGTTGGTTACGATCACAAGGCGTATTTTGGTACAGGACCAGATACAGTTTTTAATGGTTACCAAGGCCTGAGTCGTAAATATCCAACACTTGTCCTTAACCGCTTTGGAAATCCTTTCCAAGTTGACTGGATTTCAGTTGGCAACCACGGAAGAACCGAAAATAACACCTACCACTATTCAAGTGTTTACTATAAAGAGAAAGACACCGATATAAAATATGGGAATATATATTGTGGTGGTGCTAATAATGATGGTAGTCTAGGCCGACAAAACTTTACAGATCTACCTAAAAATAACGCTCCGCTTCAAATGGGTTACCCCGCTGATCAAACTGCTAAAATGATGTGGATGTACTTTTCTGAACTGGGTGGTGATTGGGACCCATCTACTGGTAATAATAATGGAACTGACGATCTGCAAACTTACTTTCACAATAAAATAGAAGATACAAATCAGTATAACATAAAAATAGTAAGACCATCACATGGTGGTGCATTTGCTATTGTTAGGAGAGCTAGCAATGTGGGTGGTCATCTTTGGGCATGCGGTGGTGGATATAAAGGAATTGGAGATGATCAATCTAGAGTAAACATAAGCAACTGGGTTCCCGTTATCAAAAATTCTGGTGGATTTGAACTAACTGTCAGTGGTCATAACAATGGAGTTTATACTACTTCAATTGATCACACTCTTCAAGAATTTGATGCAGTTAAAGTTGGTTCTGGTTGGTGGAGATGTAGACTCGGTGATCTTGATGGTAATAATAAAGACAGAAAGTTTAGATTGTATAATGATAATGAAGCTGGCACAAAGGAATGCATCCTCGGTGGCACAGCTGGATTGTATAAAAACACAAGTTTCGCATCGACTATTTTTGTCAGAAAGAAAAGACTTACTAGTATAAAGAAGTTTTGCTTCATTGGTCAACGTCAAAATTACATGAATGTTATAGCACTTGATACTGATGGCAAAATATGGGGATTTGGTAAAAATCGTGCTGGTGCAGGCACTGGAAGAAGCGGTTCAGGCACTGACGTAGCTTTCCTAGCAGAATCAAACCCCGATGGTGGATTTGTTAATGATAATGTAGATGATATATGGGGTAGCACTAGTGATGTTAGTTACTGCACCAAGACTGTTCAAGTTGGAGCAGCTTCTAGAACTGATCTCTTCTCTTGTGGTCAAGCGGAAGAGGGAACTCTAGGTCAAGGAAGTATAACAGTGGATAGTCCTCTGTTCGCTAAGTTGGGTTACATGACTGAGGATATCAATCATACTGTTCACAAGGTTTTCTGTCTCTCGGGAGACAAATATAATGCTGGTGACCGCAGGGGAACAACATTTGTCGTAACTAAACCCATTGACGGAACTACTGGTAAAGCCAAGTTGTGGGCAGCAGGATACAATTACAAGAGTAGATTGGGAACTCCAA